CAACTGCAATCGCGGCCTCGGATTCCTCAAGGACAGCCCGCTGCTCGTAGCAGCGGCCCTCGCCTATCTGGAGCTTTCCTGATGCCTCGCAAGAGAAAGGCTGCCAACCGCAAGCCGGCACCCAAGAAGGCGCCACCGCGGCCGACCACCCCGAAGAGCAACCATCGCCCCACCCGGGGTCTGCGCTCTGGAGCGCTCAACCTCACCCGGACCAACGGACCCAAGCAGCAGGTCGCTGACATGCGGCGGGCCCTGAGCCACGCCGACATCCTCTCTGTCAACGAGGTGTTCAGGAACGACGCGGCCCTCAAGTGGGCCCGCAAGAACGGCTACGGCGTCTACATGGCCAAGGGGCCGGGCGCCGACACGGCCATCATCTGGAACAAGCGTGAGGTCCGCCTGGTCGGTGAGGGCCAGTCGATCAAGCTCAACCAGCGCGAGGGCAAGGCCGGTGGGACCCGCTCCCGGTTCGCCGCCTACGCGCAGTTCGAGAACATCCAGAGCGGCGATCGCTTCTGGCAGGTCTCGGCCCACACCGTCCCGCTGGGACGGGGCAACCGCAAGCTCCGGGTGGGCATCCGGGACGAGCAGTACGCCACCCTGGCGGACCTGGCCAAGAAGCTCTCCAAGTCGGGGCCCGTCCTCCTGGCCGGCGACCTGAACTTCAAGCGGCCCGAGATTGCCAACCTCGAGTCCGACATGGAGGGCAAGGGCATCATGCATGTGATGTCCGGCAACGGGGTGTTCGCCAAGAACACCTGGGCCATGAAGGGCTTCAACTCCGACAAGCGGTTCATCATCACCCGGTTCGGCTTCCAGGACGGCAAGGGAGTCAAGGACCCAAAAGCCCCTGCGGCGAAGCCGCCGAATGACGGCGGTGGAGCCGATGAACTTCCGAAGGCTCCAGGGCTTGAGTCGCTGACGCTGCCCGAGCGGCCCAAGTTCGCGGGCTTCTGGGAGGGCGACCTTGGCGGAGGGCCCCAGCAGAAGGCCCCGGGGCTCGCGCCCAAGCAGAACGGCGTGGACCTCGTGGACGACGTGGTGGAGAACTCCTTCGCCCCGCAGAACCTCGAGGACATCCTCAAGCCCTTCCGGGTGGAGCCCGAGCCGGCACTTGAGGTCCGGCCCGACATCGACTTCAACACAGCCAGCGAGATGGTGAGCAAGGTCTCCAACGGCTTCTTCGCACAGAACGAGTGGTGAGATGGCAAGGAATCGACGCAGGCAGGACCCGTTCCCGCGGATCAACCAGCTCCAGCGCCGCGGCCTCGACAAGTCGCAGATCGTCGCCAGGCTCACCGGCACCCGTGACAACCGTGGCGGCGCCAGTCGCCTCGGGGCCAACCAGCTCCGGGAGATTGGCTTCGGTGAGGGCTTCATCAAGAACGCCCTCGGCAAGAAGTACACCGCCCCCCGCGGCAGCGGGGGCTCCTCCGGTGGCCGGGCTGGCGGGGACCGCCCCAGCAACGGTGGTCGCAACAACGAGCCCGGCTCCCCCTACGAGGACGACCCCGGCTTCGAGGAGGACCTCGGCGGTGACTTCGAGGAGCCCGGCAGCGGCATAGATGTCGAGTCGGCGTACACGCTGTTCGCATCCATGCTCAACTCGTGGGGCATCCCGGTCGGCTCGGACATGGCCGACATCATCCGTACTGCCGTCATGGACGGCATCGGGCCTGACCAGATCGACCTGATCGTCCCCTACCTCCAGGCCACCGACACCTGGAAGAAGCGGTTCTCCGGCTGGGAGAAGCGCGTGGCCAACGGCTACAACCAGATCAGCGTCGGGGAGTACCTCGCGCTCGAGAGCGCGTACCACCGCATCCTCCAGGCCAACGGCCTGCCGTCCGGCTTCTACGACGACCCCTCCGACTTCGGGGAGTGGATCGCCAACAACGTCTCCCCGGATGAGATTCAGGAGCGGGTCGGCAACGCGATGAACCTGGTGCGCCAGGTGGACCCGACCGCCCGGGGGCTGCTGACGCAGTTCTACGGCGTCGGTCAGGGCGACCTCGCCGCCTACTTCCTGGACCCGAAGCGGGCCCTGCCGACGCTCCAGCGTCAGTACGAGGCTGTCAACGTCGCCGCCTTCGCCAAGAAGGCCGGCCTCAACACGATGAACTCCCGGTATTGGGAGGAGCTCGTGGACAAGGGCGTCACGGCGGAGGCCGCGGCCCAGGGCATGGCCACGGTGGGTCAGTTCTACCGGACCCTCGGCAACCTGGGCGAGGTCCACGGCATCGAGTACACGCAGAGTGACGCCGAGGCCGACGTGTTCTTCAACGACAACGAGAAGCGCCGCAAGATCGTGCAGCGTGAGGTCGCGGCCTTCTCCGGTCGCTCGGGCTTCCAGGGTGGAGTGAGTGGCCGTGGCTCAACAGCCGGCTCGTACTGATCCTCACATGGAGTGCGACTACTGCGGCCAGCCGTATGACGGCGAGGCTTGCCGCTGGCGGTGTACCCGCTGCGGCATGAAGTTGTCCTGTTGCGAAGGAGCCCCCCTCCCCTCGGTCTGACGGGGGTGGCAGAGAGGGGAGAGGGGCCTTCGTTGTCGCCGCCATGACGACGGCGCAACGGTAGCGCAGCCGGGTTGCAGGTTGCAACCCCCACAGATTCCCCCACCGCGGTGCCTGGTCGCGGTGCGGGCGTACCAATCCAGGCGATGGAGCCACACCGCTGTTCCCGGGCGGTGTGCGGCCAGATGGGAAGGAGACCGCGTGAGCGGTTACTACAACGAGTACTCCGGTGACCTCGACGGCAACGGCCGTCAGGAGGAGAGCGGTAGCGGGCTGCGAGCCCTGCTCGAGGAGGCCCTTGGGAAGATCAACACTCTCCAAGGTGAGCTTTCAAGCCTCAAGCAGGCAGGGCAGCCCAGCGTGACCGAACTCCTGGAGTCCAAGGGCATCTCCCCAGAGGTTGCCCAGATCATCCCCGAGGGGGCCGACCCCAAGGCATGGCTCGACCAGCACGGACATCTGTTCGCTTCTGCTGGCGAGAACCTGGATGAGTCTGGCGAGCGACTTACGCCCGGAGAAGAGAACGACCAGGTGGACCCCGACCTCGAGGCCGAGCAGGCAGCGTGGGAGGCATCCCGTGGCGTCTCTTCTGGGACTACACCCAAGTCCAAGATCGACCCCAAGCAGCAGCTTGCGGACGCTGACACCCCCGAGAAGCTCATGGCGCTGATCGAGCAGGCGCAGCGGCTCGACTCTGTGGACTAACCATCCGATAGGAGGTCGGCGTGCCGTCCGCAGACGCCTACACCGACATCACCTCGGGTGCGTCACTTGGCGTGAACCTCGTCAAGGACGGTTACGAGAAGCTCGTTGGCTTCAAGCTCCGTTCCGAGCCGCTGTTCCGTCGCGTGGCCGACACCCGCGCTACCAGCCTGACCAACCCTGGTAGCACCGTCGTGTTCAACCTCTACGACGACCTGGCCGACACCACGGCCGACCTGTCCGAGACCGTCAACCCTGACGCGGTTGCGATCCCGGACACCAGCACGGTGACCGTCACCCTCACTGAGATGGGTGCCACGGTCATCCCGACCCTCCGCCTGCGGACCTTCACGTTCGCGGACATCGACCCGGCTGTTGCCAACATCGTCGCCCGCCAGATGGCGAGCTCGGTGGACACCCGAGTCCAGAACGTCCTCCGCGGTGGCACGCAGGTCGCCCGCTCTGACGCGGGCGCTCCCAGCACCACCAAGGCTCTGAACACCCTGGGCGCCAACGGTGCTGCGGACGTGTTCAAGTCGGAGATTCCCCGCACGCTCGTCGCCAAGCTTCGCGGCGCGAACGTCGTGGAGAAGATGAACGACAACACCTTCGTGGGCTTCATCCACCCGGACGTGGCCTACGACTTCCGCGCCGAGACTGGTGAGCTCGGCTGGCGCTACCCGCACAACAACGTCGCCCCCGAGAACCTGTGGCTCGAGCAGGTCGGCGTCTACGGCGGTGTGTCCTGGATCGAGTCGCCTCGCTGCTACTCGGCCGCGGACGGTGGTGACCTCGACGGGTCTGGTGCTGGCACCACCCTCGCCACGGTCTACCGCTCGTACATCCTGGGCCAGCAGGCCCTTGCCGAGGTTGTGGCCGTTGAGCCGCACCTCATCATCGGCCCGACTGTGGACCCGATGATGCGATTCCGGCCGCTCTCGTGGCACGGCATCGCCGGCTGGTCGATCTACCGCCAGGAAGCTCTCTGGCGCGTCGAGACGACCTCTTCGATCACCTCCTTCTGAGTGATCTGGGGGAGGGTCCTCCTGGGGCCCTCCCCCTCCCCAAGCAACCCTGACACCGAGGACCCATGCCCACGTTTGAGCCTCCCACGTACCCCGTCGAGGTGCCTCGCCGCCTCACTGGCGGGCCGCGCTACCGGCTGCACGAGTCGAACTCCGTGGTTCGCATCTCCGGTGTTCTTACCACCGTCAAGTCCCCCACCTCCGAGCAGCTCGCCGCTGCTGGAGTCGAGGGCGAGGACTACTTCATCGGTGGCCGCGTCTACGAAATCAGTGGAACCACAGCCGACGAGCTCACCGCTGCCGGCTACACCGTCGAAGGATGAGCATGGGCTTCCAGTTCTGTGACCCCAACACCCCCCGCGGGTGGGTGAACCAACTCAACGAGTCTCTCGCCTTCCTCAAGGCGAAGGTGGAGAACCTTGACACCACCAGGACCTCCGAGCGTGAGGCCGTCAAGGCAGAGGTCGATCGGGCGGCTGCGCTGGTGAAGCAAGCGGAAGTGGCAGTTCTCAGTCTCAGCGAGCGGGTCGCTCGCCTCGAGGTCAAGTTGGCGAATCTGGAGAGCCGGTAATGGGCAACAGCATCACGGTCGTGTGGACTGACCCCTCGGCCACGGCCGCGGTAACCATCTCGGACGCCAGCGGTGCGTCCGCC